GAGCCAGGGCACCCAGTTGGTGGTGAGGTTGCCGGTGCGCACGCGGCAGCGCGCGGGCTTGCCGTGGCGCACGGCGGCGATGGTGCCTGCGCGCACGAGGTTCTCCAGGCGGCGGAGGATTTCGTACGGGCTTTCGGGCTGCGCGATGGGCGATTCCATGCGTTCGATGGTGCCCGCGCGTGCGCGAAAAGTCGCGCTGCTTCGGTTGTAGACAAGGTGGCTACAACCGATAGCCGGTACCGAGATCAGCGCCTCGCGAGGTGCTGCAGGATGCGGGCCTGCAGTTGCTCGGGGAAGTCCTCGCCGAAGCCGAGCAGGCTGCGCTCGGGGTAATCGTACTGGGGGCCGTTGTCTTTCACCCGGTCGCGCAGCCCCAGGTGATGCACGCGCGCGATGCGCTCCGCGCGGCCGACGAACTGCACCACCGCATCGCGCCCCTGCACGCCGGCCATCAGGTACTTGGCCGTGCGCAGCTTTGCGAACATGGCTTGGCCGGCCTTGCTTCGCAGGCGGCCCCTCTGGTCGCGCAGCTTGTTCTTTCGCGGCTCCCAGGCCTGTCCGTCAGGGCCGCGCTGCGCGCGCATGTTGGCTGTGTTCATGGCGCGCAGGTCGCGCGCAACATCGCGGGCCAGGCGCGCGCGTTCGCCGTCGCTCAGGCGCTGCAGCAGCGGGGCGAGCCAAGTCTGCAGAGCGTCAATGTCATCCACGCTTGCGCCCCCATGCATGCGCACGCCACCAGTCGCGCAGGCGGCTGCGGCGCCACCTGCCGCGGAGCCGCTTGCACAGCTCCCAGCACAAGAAGAAGGCTGTGAACAGGTACTTTCTCAACGCGGCTCGTAGTGCCATTGGGCCACCTTTTCATCACGAATGAATATCTCCCACTCCTCTGCCTGCAGGATGGCGAGCGGGTGGGGCGGCTCGGGCGGATGGATCAGGTTCAGGGCGCCGGGCGTATCAGGCCGGGGGCGCGCGAGCACCGATTCCGTGAGGTCTATCTCGATGAGCACATCCGCTGTGCTGGCCGTGAGGAAGTCAGCGTCAAAGCGGATGGCCTTCTCGCGCCGCTCCGGGTTGTCGAACACTTCCGCCTGATGACGGCGCAACCACAGAAGGAGCGGCGCGAAGATGGCGTCCACGTGGCCCGCGTAGTCCAGCACCATCACCGACAGCGTGTAGCTGTACTGCCAGGAAAGGGCGGGCGTGCCGGTGTTGATGATGTTGCCGGCCTTGATGAACATGGCCAGCTTGTCGGGGTCGCGCAGCAGCTCCGGCAGCGCGGACGTAAGGGCACTGCGCAGGCTAGCGGGCTTGAGCACGGCGGGCTTCCTCGATCAAGGTGCGGGCGCGGTCGTACCGGGCGGCGCATTCGGCGCCGCGGGTGCGGGCGTCGTCAGCAATGAGCGCCAGCTCTCCCGCTCTGTCGTCAGCGCGGCGTTGCAGGTCGGCAAGCAGATCGAGGGGGCCTGAGTCTGGCGCGCACTGTCCGGCAGCGGATCGAGCGAGGGCGGCGGCGCGGTGGGACTCGATGTAGGCGGCGAGGTCGCGGCGCATGCTGTCGCGAGCAGAGGTAGCGCGATCAGCGTCAGCCGCAACGCGCTGCATTTCGCGGGCGTAGGTGTGGGCGATGGCTTCCACATCATGGCGGTAGTTCCCTTCGAGGGTGCGGTAGCGTTCAGTGAGTTCGCGCAGGTCGCGCTCGACCTTGGCGGTGTACGTGGCCAGTGCGGTCGCGGCCTTACCTTCGGCCTTGGCGGCGTCGGTGAGGCGGTGGGTTTGCAGCAGCAGCAGGACTGCGAGCGCGAGGGCCGCGAGCTGCCAGGCGTGGGCCTTGATGTTGGCGAGCATGGTCATTGCGGCTTGTGCTTGGCGCTTGCCGCCTTGACGGTATCGCGCCACTCCTGTGTCGATTTGCTGCGAGCCACGTTGGCGAAGCTGCGCAGCTCATCGGCCATCCTGTCGGCGTCATCAGGCTGCAGGCAGATGTTGCCGTTGATGCCATTGCCCTGCAGCCATATGTCCACGCTCGCCCCCGCGAACGTGCCATCCTTTTCTCCGTAGCAGGTGCTGCTGACGATCACGTCTTTTCCCAGTTGGGCGTGGTCTTTGACTGTCATCCTTGCATCTCCATGCAGTCGGCAATGCGCTTCTTCTGGCGCAGCCACACGCCTTTGCATCCCTTCGGCCCCCAGTTGATGGGCTCGCGGCAGTCGCGCCCGGCCTGAAAGCGCCAGTGCACCAGCGCTTGGCACGCGCCCACGTGGTCGCCCCGAAGCAGCCACGTGCGCGGGGACATGGGCTTGAGCCAGTTGCCAATGCCGAATTGGCCCGTGAAGTCCTCGTACAGGTCGAATTCACCCTGGTAGAGCAGCACGCCGGGCAGGCTTGCCTTGAATCTGGCTTCCTCTGCGCTGTGCAGGTTGCGGGCGAGCTGCTCGGCCCGCTGGCGCGTGATAGGCGGATCGGACATGCGCACAGGGCGCCCGTCTTCGTAGCGGGTGGAGCCGTGACCGATGGTAGGCACGTCGCCCGCTGTGGGGATGTAGGGCGAGTGCATGACGGTGCCGTCGCTCCGCACATGGGTGGGGCCATCCCCCTCGCTCGCTTTCCAGGTGGCGAAGCCGGCGGCCGACAGCGTGAGTGCAGCCACGGCCACGCGGACCATCTGATGCTTGGCCTTCATGGCGTTTCCTTCAGCTCGCATTCCGTGTCACCGCCGCAGGCCTGGGCGCTGCTGGTGCGGTCCTGGCCGCGCCAGCCCGCGCCGAACATTTCAACCATGCGGGTTTCGCCGTGCTGCGCGAGCATGTTCATCACCCACGTGCGGCGCTGGCGTTCTTCGTCGCGGTCGCGGCGCAGCTTCTCGGTGCGCTTGTTCCGCACGTCCTGGCGCTTGGCCCAGATGGAGACCAAGCCGGTGACTACCGTAACGAGCGCGCCCAGCAGCAGGACCATGGTGTCTACCGTGATGCTGGGGAGCCACGCAGGCCCCATGCCGTTCTGCGCCGCGGCCTTCGCGGCGCCGCTGGCCGTGGTGACTGCGCCCGTCACGTAGGTGGATGCCGCGCTGATCCGGCCCACGATGAATTCGCGGCCCTCCGGGATCAGGTGTTTCAGGTTCATGGTCAGTCCCACAGGTTGATGGTGGACCGCACGGGGGCGGCGTCGGGCTCTGCCAGGTCAACCGCGTGGCCGATGGGCAGGCGCGGCCCCTTGGCGGCGAGTCCGGGGTTCTTGTCGAGCGTGGCCTCCACGACGCCGCGCGTGGTGCCGAGGTGACGCATGCACAGCGCGTCGAGCACCTCGTGTTCGTTGGCGATGGCTTTCACTAGATCAGCTCCACGGTGGTGCGGCCGATGCCCAGCAGGTCGGAGATAGCCCAGCGCATGGCGCGGCGGTGTTCGTCCAGCTTGGCGTCCAGCCGCTCGCGGATGCGGTCGGCCTTGCTGTCGCCGTGCGGCGTGGTGTCGATTTCCCGGTGCACTTCCACGAGCCGGGCCTGCACGCAGGCGATGACGGCGCGGCGGTAGCGCAGCACCTGCACGCTGTGCCCGTCGATCTGGCGCGCCGGCACGTCGGCGAGCGATGCGTAGCCGGCCTGTTCCTGCCGGCTGCGGTAGGGCTCCAGTTCTTCATTCACGCTGTCCATCGCCTCGCGCAGCGCTTCGCGCAGGCGGGCGGGCGTGGTGGTGCCGTCGAGGGCGGCGGCATCGCGCACTTCGTCGGGCGTGATGGCGGGCCACCATGGATCGTTGGCCACTGTGGGCTCTGCATCCTTGGCGGGTGGGTTGGCGGTGTAGACGAGGCTCACGGCGGGCGGCTGGTGGTTGGCGAGTAGATCGGCGGTGGTCCGGGTGCGTCAGCAGCGGGGCGTGAGCCCTTCGCATCGGCACCCGGAGCCGCCGGGGGTGCGGGGTACGCTCAGTCGGTGCCGGAGGTAGCCACTTTGATGCGGCGTTCCAGGCGTTCCATGTCTTTTTTCACGCCCACGCGGTCGAACAGCTCGTGCGCGCGAGTGAGGTGTTGAAAGGCAAACGTTGCGCGGCTCTGGTCGAGCTGGGCAATGTCGGGATCGTGCTTGGGCGTCTTGCCCATCAGCGCATAGCCCCTGGCCTTGTAGAGCTTCGCCCGGGCCTGGTCCGGCGCGTCTCGATCGCTGGTGAACTTGTCCACGCACGCGAGCACCAGCATGGCCTGCTCGCCGATGAGCTTGCCTGCCAGCGCGGCTTCGCTGACTTCATCGATGAGCAGAGTGGCAAGGTCGCGCTGGTAGCGGTCAGGCAGCTTGAGGTTATGCCGGACAGCATAGTTAGCGAGCTGCATGGCCCGGTCCCATGCCCCGGTGTCGATGCACCATACGACTAGCGTGGCCACCACCAGGTCCTGGCCGCCTGCATCGGCTTCAAGCACGCCGTCGAGGTAGGCATCGAAGTCGGCCAACATGGCGCGCTTGGCCTCAATCTTGCGCTCTACGCTCTGGATGCCCGAGAGCGTGCGCATGTGCTCGTGCAGCTGGGCCTGCATCAGCTGATAGGCGTCACCCTGAGGTTCGCCGTGCGGGTCGTGTGCGCTGGATGCGGCCGCGATGGAGGCCAGCACCCGCATGCGATGGCGCTGTGCGGGGGTCTGCATGGTCAGATCTGCTCGATGTTCTCGACCAGCGCGCAGAGTTCATAGTCCTCGACTACGAAAGCATCATTGGAGCTTTCGTAGTGCTCAATGCGGTTGCGCTCGGGGCGGTCGATCACGGCGCGGCGGCGCGCGCCGCTCTGGTAGTAAATGGACAGGTTGTCCAGCCGCGTGACCAGCACCCTGCCCGCAGGGAAGAAGGGCACCACCATTGCGCGCAGGCCGCCCAGGCGGCGCTGGCTGCGCACGATGTCAGCGGCCAGCATCTCAGTGGGGGCGTCCGGCTCGGAGACGAGCGGGAACAGTTTGTCGTGCATCAGGTCGCGGCCCACGATAGCCACCAGTTCGGGATCGTCCTGGTACCAGGTCGCCAGAAGTGTCTTGGTTGCGTCGTACACCAGGGCGTCGAGGTTCTTGTAGTCGCCGGCCTGGCCTACGGTCACCTTGTTCGCCACCGCGCCTTCCTTAAGCACCTGGGCTGCGGCGTCGGTGCGCAAGTGGTGCAGCCAGCCGATGTTCACGTCTTGCAGCAGAGGGTTGGTCTGCAGGTTGGACGTAGCCGCCGCGCTAGTGCCGTTGAAACCGATCGTCATGCGATCGAGCGCGCAGCGCTTGAGCACGGCATCGCGGATACGGGTCTGGAAATTCTTGAACTTGGCCCAGCTGTCCAGCGTGGCGTAGGGGATGTGGTGGTCGTAGTCGGTCTGGAAGCACTCAAAACCCTTGCTGTCCATCGTGGTCACGCTGCGCGTCTGGCGCGTACCGTTGCCGCTGGTATCGGTGCGGCTGGCAATGGGGCCGGAGACGCCCAGTCCGAGTTTCGCGCCCTTCATTTCATCGACAGGCACGATATTGATCTTGCCGAGGAACTCGCTGGATTCCTGGATCTTGGATTCCAGCGTCTGCTGGACACTGGGGGAGACGTTGAACTTCACGGCAGCGTTGGGCACGCTGTTCAGTTGTGCCTGGCGGTCGGTGTATTGGCCGTAGAGGACACGGGTTTCGTTACGCATGGATGCTCCTGCAATAAAAGAGTGGGGGGGCTGCGGGTCAGCAGTCGGTCAGCGCCACGCCGGCGCCGCCGGCGGCGGCGGGCCGCTGGGTATGGTTCTGCGCGGTGGTGCCTTCGAGCTGCTTCACCAGCGTGGCGTGCTGGGTGGAGAGCTGGGCGAAGTCCTGGGCCAGCTTGGCGTGGTCTGCCGCCAGCGTGTCGTGGGCTTGGGCCTGCTGCTGCACCACTTGGGCGAAGTCCTCGAAGCCCTTGAGAACGCTGGCAAAGCGCGCGTCGTCGGTCTTTCCCTTGCCCGTGACCTGTGCGAGCAGGCTCTTGATCTGGTCGCCGAACTTCTCGGCCAGGCCGGGCGCGTCATCCTCGAATTCGAGCGTGACGGGCACGGCCTCGCTGAACAGGGTTTCCGGCGCGCTTTTGCGGCCCTTGAAGGGGTTGGCGTCGGGGTACTGCTGCGCGAACGAGAGCACCTCCGTGCCGAGGCTGGCCGGGCTATCTGTGACGGCCAGGCCGGTGAGGTAGGCCTCGCCGGTGTCGGCGAACTTGGGGTGCACCTCGATAGAGGTGTAGATCTTCTGCTTGGCCTTGTTCATCGCCACCAATTCGGGCAGCGGCTCGATCTGCGCGAACAGGGCGATCTTGCCGTCCTCAACTTCACGCGACTCCACCGCGCTCACGTCGCCATAGGCCTTGAACGAGCTTTCAGGATGGATGCCGCGCAAGTGCTCCAGCCAAACGCGGGCGCCATACTTCTTCGGATTGAAGTTCTTGGCCATCTGCTGGATCCAGGTGCGCTCGATCTGGCGGCCATCGGTGGTTGCGCCTTCGGTGGCAACCCGGAAGAACTTGGATTTCTGTGCCATGGTGGTGAGCTGGAAAAGCGGTTGTTGCGATTGCCGCCAATCCTGAATGCCCACCTCACGCGTAGCAACGTGTTCTGGTTGTAGCTGCCGCAGCTACAACCGAAAGGCCCGCGGTGCCTGTTCCACGGCGACATGCCCGCGCCTACGCTCGCCGGCATGCCCGTTTCCGCCGTTGTCCCCGTCGCTCCCTTTTCCCTGATGCCCGCCGAGGGCATGGCGGCCGACAAGCGGCGCGCGGCGCGGCACTTGTACTGGCAGGGCTGGCGCGTCAGCTCGATCGCAGAGTACATCGGCGAGCCGCGCAGCACCGTGCAGGGCTGGAAGGATGCCGAGGAGTGGGACAAGACGCAACCCGCCCAGCGCGTGGAAGCGGCGCTGGAAACCCGGCTGGTGCAACTCGTGATGAAGGACGGCAAGACGGGCGGCGACTTCAAGGAAATCGACCTGCTGGGCCGGCAGATTGAGCGACTGGCGCGCGTGCAGCGCTATGGCGAGACTGGCAAGGAAACCGATCTCAACCCTGCGATTGCGCGGCGCAACGCGGGGCCGAAGAAGAAACCGGAACGCAACCACTTCACCGAGGAGCAGCATGAGAAGCTGCTCGATGCCTTCTGCGATTCGCTGTTCGACTATCAGAAGGTGTGGTTCAGGAACAGCGAGTTGCGCACGCGCTTCATCCTGAAGTCTCGACAGATCGGCGCTACGTGGTATTTCGCGCGGGAGGCCCTGGCGGATGCGATCGCCACGGGGCGCAATCAGATCTTCTTGAGCGCGTCGAAGGCCCAGGCGCACATCTTCAAGCAGTACATCATCGCCTTCGCCCGTGAGGCCTGTGAGCTGGATCTGTCAGGTGACCCGATCGTGCTCTCCAACGGGGCCACGCTCTACTTCCTGGGCACGAACGCGCTGACGGCCCAGGGCTATCACGGCAATTTCTATTTCGACGAGTGCTTCTGGACGCGCAAGTTCGCCGACCTGAACAAGGTGGCTTCGGGCATGGCGATGCACAAGCACTGGCGGAAGACCTATTTTTCAACGCCCAGCAGCATCCAGCACGAGGCCTACGAGCTGTGGAGCGGCGATCGCTTCAACAAGAAGCGGCCCAAGGATCAGCGGATCTCACTGGATCTGTCGCACGACCACCTGGCAGGCGGCTTCACCGGCGAGGACAAGATCTGGCGGCAGATCGTCACGATCGTGGATGCGATGCGCGGCGGGTGCAACCTGTTCGACATCGATGAGTTGCGGCTTGAGTACAGCGCGGAGGAGTTCGAGAACCTGCTGATGTGCGGGTTCCTCGATGACAGCTACAGCGTGTTCCCCCTGGCCGAGCTGCAGCGCTGCATGGTCGATAGCTGGGACGCCTGGGAAGATGTGAAGCCGTTCAGCGCGCGCCCTTACGGCTGGCGGCCGGTGTGGGTGGGCTATGACCCGTCCCTATCGGGAGATACGGCGGCGCTGGTGGTACTGGCGCCGCCCAGCACGCCGGGCGGCAAGTTCCGCGTGCTGGAGCGGCACCAGTTCCGGGGCCTTGACTTCGAGGCGCAGGCCGAAGCCATTCGCAAGGTGACCGAGCGCTTCAACGTGGCCTTTATCGGCATGGACACGGGCGGTCTTGGCCAGGGCGTGTACCAGATCGTCAAGAAGTTCTATCCGGCGGTGCGCAGCTACCAATACAACGTCGAGGTGAAAACGCGCTTGGTGCTCAAAGCCAAGAGCGTCATCAGCAAAGGGCGGCTGGAGTTCGATGCGGGCTCTGTGGATCTCGCTCAGTCGTTCATGGCGATCAAGAAGGTGCTCACTGCCAGCGGCCGGCAGGCCACCTACGACGCGGGCCGCAACTCGGAAACAGGCCATGCCGACCTGGCCTGGGCCTGCATGCACGCGATGGATAACGAGCCGCTGGATGGTGGCGGCTTGCACAGCAATACCGGAATTCTGGAGATTTTCTGATGGCAAAAAAACGATCGCGCAAGGCCATGCACGCCACCGCGCAGGGCGCGGCCGTGTCGCCGCCCTCCCCTTCGGCCGCGGGCCACATGCAGGCGTTCACGTTCGGCGATCCGGTGCCCGTGCTGGACGCGCGCGAGCTGCTGGACTATGTGGAGTCCTACCTTAACGGCCGATGGTATGAGCCGCCCCTGAGCTGGGACGGCCTGGCGCGCTCGTTCCGCGCCGCCACGCACCACGCGAGCGCGCTCTACTTCAAGCGCAACGTGCTCGCCAGCACCTTCGTGCCGCACAAGCTGCTCACCAGGGCAACGTTTTCGAAATGGGCGCTGGACTTTCTCATCTTCGGCAACGCCTACCTGGAGCGGCACCCGAACATGCTGGGGCGAGACCTGGGCCTGGACTACACCATGGCGAAGTACACGCGCCGCGGCGCCGATCTCGATGCCTACTTCTTCGTGCACGGCTGGCGCGAGGAGCACGAGTTCAAGCGCGGCAGTGTGTTCCACCTGCGAGAACACGACATCAATCAGGAGATCTACGGCCTGCCGGAGTACCTGGCAACGCTGCAATCGGCCTGGCTCAACGAGAGCGCCACCCTGTTCCGGCGCAAGTACTACAACAACGGCTCGCACGCGGGGTTCATCCTGTACATCAGCGACCCGGCCCAACAGCAAGAGGACGTGGATGCCATGCGCGACGCCCTGCGCCAAGCCAAAGGGCCAGGCAACTTCCGCAACATGTTCCTCTACAGCCCGAACGGGAAGAAGGACGGGATTCAGGTCATTCCGATCAGCGAGGTCTCGGCCAAGGACGACTTCCTCAACATCAAGAACGTGAGCCGCGACGACGTGTTGGCCGCCCACCGCGTGCCGCCGCAGCTCATGGGAATCGTGCCCGGCAACACCGGCGGATTCGGCGCTGTGCGTCCCGCAGCAGAGGTGTTCGCACGCAATGAGATTGAGCCCCTGCAGACGCGGTTCATGGAACTGAACGACTGGCTGGGTGAGGAAGTCGTGCGGTTTGTCCCCTACGTGGTGGCGAACGCAAATCAAGAAAGCGACATCGCTACGAAATAG